AGACCTTAACGACAATTGGATAATATCAGTAGAGGAGATTGCAAACACTATTAATCCCGATACTCAATGGGTAAAAGATTTGCCTTTGACTATCTACATTCCTAAACCAATACGAACTCTATTCTAATGAATCATAAAGACGCAATCGGCTCAATGTACTTCTTATGCGGTTACGCAACCTGCATTGCGTTGATATACGAAGGAACTACGCTTTACCATAAACTCTTTGCCGCTTGTATGGCATTTTACTTTACTTGGCATATTTTAAACGGATATGAAAACTAAATCTCTCTTTATTCTTTCTATGGTGTCCGTGTTAGCGCCCATTAAGCCAATGGTGCTTATGGCAGTTGCAACTATTATCCTCGATATGTGTTTTGGCATTTGGCGCAGCGTACGAAAAAACGGATGGGCATCAATACGCTCCCGTAGACTTTCTAATACGATTTCTAAGAGCCTTTTGTATAGCGGTGCGATAGTATTTATCTATTTACTTGAAAAGTTCATCTTAGCCGATTTATTAAGCTATTTCATTTCAGTTGACTTGGTAATGACAAAAGCCTTTACTGCGTTCTGCGTATTCACGGAAGTAAAATCAATCAACGAGAGTTACTTTTCAGTTACAGGTATCAATGTTTGGGATAAGTTTATAGCCTTTGTTAAACGTAGCAAAGAGCAAGTAGAGGAATTAAAATAACTGACGGTGCAAGTTATTGGTTGAGTAAACCGATTAAACCGCACTCCACTCGACTGCTCACTTTGGTGAACACCGAGCATCCCCCGATGATACTGTTGTCGGGGGTTATTTACTTAATTAAGGAGAAAAACACTTAATATATGCTAACAACCGCACAAGCCTTACAGAAATACGGACAACCTAACGAAAAAGGAACGTATCTAAAAACTATCAACCTACCGTACCCGATGCGTATTGCTTGGGATACTAATTCTAAAGTAACAAAGATGCGTTGCCATAAGGACGTCGCAGATGCGTTTTTAAGCGTGTTTAACGAACTTTTAGAAGTGTATGGGTACGAACGTATCGTTGAGCTTGGTATCGACCTTTACGGAGGATGTTTTAACTTTCGTAAAATGCGTGGTGGTTCGTCTTGGAGTAAGCACGCTTGGGGTATCGCTATTGATTTAGACCCTGCACGCAACACATTGAAGGAAACTTTTAAGACTGCAAGATTTGCCCGACCTGAATACGCTCCGATGATAGAAATTTTCTACAAACACGGATTTATTTCACTTGGTAAAGAAAAGAATTATGATTGGATGCACTTCGAAATTTCAGCCTAAAGCCTTAAAAAAATGAAAAAATTTTCAAGCTATACCTTCTGTTTTTTGTCACTTATTTTTGCAATAATTGTGACAGGATGTTCGGCAAACTACCATTTGCGCAAAGCAATAAAGAAAGGCTACTCTTGCGACACTATCGCTGATACAATTACGATAACTTCTGTTGACTCAATTCCGTACGTTTTAAGAGACTCTATTGCGTGGGAAAGGGTATTAGTCCAAAAAGACACAATCGTTCGTTACAAGGCTTCTAAAGTACCTAAAACACGATTTGAGACACGTATTGAGTATAGACTAAAACGAGATACCATTAAAATGCTTGAAAAAGTCGAAGTAGTTAAGTGGAAAACTGAAAAGAAAAAAAACGCAAAACCAAATCTTTGGTTGTTTATAATAGGCTTTGGAATGGGATTCCTTGCAAGATACCTGATGAAGTTTGCTAAATACACACTATGAGTAAATTCAGACCGAGAATTACACGAGAAGAATTTGAGATAGTTTCTCAATACCGTGCAATTCAAAGAGAGTCCAATGAGATGGGCTTAAACGATGCTGACGTAAAACACGGTTGGCTAAAATCTAAAAAGGCTTCATTGTTCTTCAAAAATCCAAACTTTAAGGAACAGGAAGAGCAGAACTACGAGAAGATACGTGAATCTATATTAGATGAAATTCGTGTTTATGCACCGAAATATCCTGTAATAACACGGACACAAAGCAAAGACGGACACTTATTAGTAATAGACCCTGCTGACATCCACATAGGTAAGCTCTGCGATGCTTTCGAAGTAGGAGAAGTATACAACAATCAAATTGCAGTACAACGTGTCTTAGAGGGCGTACAAGGCATTTTAGATAAAGCGAGTGGATTTCATATCGACAAGATTTTGTTTATAGGCGGAAACGACATCCTTCACATCGATACTCCAAGACGGACTACAACGTCAGGAACTCCTCAAGACACTGACGGAATGTGGTACACTAACTTTCTAATAGCTAAAAAACTCTATGTCGAAATTCTTGAAAAACTCATTGGGGTGGCTGATGTACATTTCACTTTCAATCCCTCAAATCACGATTATACTCACGGCTTTTTTCTTGCTGACGTTATTCAGACTTGGTTTAAAGACTGCAAGAGCATATCTTTTGACTGCTCTATTGCACATAGAAAAGGCTTCCAATACGGAAAGAACCTTATCGGCACGACTCACGGAGATGGAGCGAAACATCAAGACTTACCTTTATTGATGGCTACGGAGTTTCCTGTAGAGTGGAGTCAGACTAAACACCGCTATGTTTACACGCATCACGTTCATCATAAAACGTCAAAAGATTACATCGGTGTTACTGTAGAATCTTTAAGAAGTCCATCAGGAACTGACTCTTGGCATAGTCGTAATGGTTATACAGGAGTGCCTAAAGCAGTCGAGGGCTTTATTCATCATAAAGAATTTGGTCAGGTTGCCCGTTTGACACACATTTTTTAGTATATTTGTTGACCTAACCATTCTACTCATAGCGTAAAGAGCCTCCTTAATTGGGGGCTTTTTTGTATAGATTTTCCGTCTTTATATACACTATAACTGATTAATGTATAGATTTCTCGACTTTTTATACATTACTTTATTACAAAAGTAGCAATAATTACCCCTTATTTTGTTACAAAATGTAAGTGAAGCAAAATAAATGTAAAAAAAGTTTACGTCTGAAAACCTTGTAAAATAAAGGAATTTAAAAATATTTTGTAGAAAACGTAACTTTTTTGTTGATAATTACGAAATAGTGTATATATTTGCATATAACTAATTCACAAACACAAAAAATAAATGCTATGACAAAAGAAGAAATTTTAGACCTTATGAGAAGCCAAGAAAAAATGTTGTACGCTGAGCTTAAAGATTGCAAGAGACTATATGGTGTAGACCATAGGCACACCCGCTATGCGCTCGGAGCTTGGGGTTCAATTTTAAACCTTTTAAATATCATTCAAAATGAAGACAATTAAATTCTTATTCTCTGACCTCAACCAAGACGAACGTCAGATTCTCGGTGGTGTGGTAACATTCATCGCAGGTACAATCTTTATGATTTGGTTATGTTCGACTAATTCAATGCCTGTATTAGACGTCAAAAAGACGGATACTCAAATCAAAGGTAAACGCAGTTACGAACTTCCTAAACTTTATACTAAATACGCTAATAAGATTTACAATGAAACAAGATAGATATTACTTTGAGACCGCATACGAAAGCGTTTCAGGCGGTTTATTAGAGGTTATATGCTACGACCTCAACAACGAAATAAAAGTAGCTACAATCGAACTAAAATACACATACGATGAAAACTCAGATGACTGGCAAATTCTCAGAGCAGAATTCCATACCAACCCAACTATCAAAGAAATCGAACTACTCCAAGACGAACTACTTGAAAGAGCAAGAGACTTGTTTCACGAGTTCTGCTACGCTTGTTATACCTACTCAGACTTTGACGATGAATCTAACTGGTTCGTTTAACCGCCAACGTATGGAGCGTTTTTGGACAAACTTTAATTACGATTTATATAACCGCATTTGCGAAATTAAATACACCAAGCTATGAAACAAACCGCAGTACAATGGTTAATAGAGCAACTCGAAAACCATAACGGAGTAACAAGAGCAGGTTTTGAGAAATGTATTCAAGAAGCTATTGAAATGGAAAAATGGCAAATAATGGAGGCTTGTTATAGCGTATTAATGAATAAAGACAAGCACAATATGATACCAATTTGTGAAACAAAAGAAGAAGAAATAATAAGACACGGACAAGGATACTACAACATAACATTTAAAAAATATGAGATTTAAACTTACATACCAAGTCGGACTGGCAGTAGTCCAAGAGTGGATATTTACTTCAAAGAGTCTATGTTACTGGAAGAAGATGGACTTAATAGAATCAGGAAGATACAACGATGGAAAATTTATAATTAAACCGCTATGAATATAGAACAAGTAAAAGAATACATTGAGTCGGAAGGTTTAAACGGACGCAGCAGAGAGCATTTCTACGTCTTCAGAAGGCATTATTTATGTTGGGCATTGTATCAAACAAATCAACTAACCTTATCTCAGATAGGTAGAATTTTTAATCGCAATCACGCAACGGTAATTCACTCGATACGGAAACACGAAGAGTTAAAGAACGACAAATTGTATCGTGGAATAACTGAATCTTGTCAGGAGCTAATGTCTGAGCCATTAATCTTCACTAAACAAAGACGGAATATCTTTGACGATATTGCAAAAGCCAGTAACTTAGAAAAACTACGCAGAATCAGACGTTGGTTAAACGAAGGAAGATACGACCATCAAATGCCAAAAGAGTTACCAAGTAAAGAGAATTGGGAAAAGATAGCCAATCACATTAAAAGTAGTTTTTAACAAACGAAACAAAATGCGAGTTAGTTAGTTATCTTTGTACAGGTTAGAGTCTCAAACATAGTTAACCTAAAGGAAATATTGACCCTTGTAATGATACTGACGTGAGACTCCAGTTGATTTGCAGGGGTTTTTTATTACCTAAAAATTCATTATATGAATGAAATTTATTTACAATGTCAGTTTAATGACAAAGACCAAATGATTGTTTCAAAAGGAGATTTTATTTGCTTTGAAATTATTGAGGGAGAAAGCTCTAAAACTGTATGTATAGACAAAAAGCAAGCCTATACATTAATCAAAACATTAGAAAGTTTTAACAATGAGCGGTTGGATTAAATTGCATCGAAGTTTAAAAGATTGGGAGTGGTATGACGACCACAACGCAACACGCTTGCTCTTACATTTGCTTTTGTCCGTAAACTATGAAGATAGGATTTGGAAAGGGCAGACAATAAAGGCAGGCACAATCGTTACCAGTTGGGAAAATCTTGCTAAAGAAGTTGGATTATCGGTCAAGCAAATTCGAACTGCTATGGACAAGTTAGAAAAGTCTCAAGAAGTGACACGCTACACGACAAACAAATGGCAAGCTGTGAGCCTTGTAAAATGGGATAAATTGCAAATAAAATGCGACAAAGATGGCAAGCAAAAAGGCAAGCCAAGGGCAACAACTAAAGAAAGTAAAGAAATAAAGAATAATACTATACCTGAATTTTCTGAGTTTTTATCTTACGCCTTAGAAAAGAAACCTAAAATCAATCAGCAGGATTTGCGACTAAAATACGAAAGTTGGAAAGAGAGTGATTGGAGTATAAATAGAAGTGGTAAATTGCATCCTATTTCAAATTGGAAGTCAACGTTATTAAATACACTTCCTTACATTAACGAGATAGTAGTAAACACCCAAAGACAAATTATTGACTAATGTACAAAAGACTAACAGACTTAAATGCAGAGATGTTTGCGGTACGTCAACAACAAGACGTCAAAGGTAAATCAATTGGTTGGGATTGGGATATGCTTCCATTTACAATCAAAGAAGGATGCACGACATACATAGGAGCAGCACCTGCATCAGGAAAGACGGAACTATGGTTTGAGTTCTTAATTAACCTTTCGTGTTTACACGGTTGGAATCACGTTATTTTTTCACCTGAGACTGGTAGTAGTGCAGAAATATTCTCAGAGTTATGCTACAAATATATTGGTAAACCTTATGTTCAAGGTCAAAATTCAATGACAAACGGAGAACAAGTAAGTGCTGAGATGTTCATTAATCAACATTTTATTGTTATAGACCCAATTGATGAAGATTTAACTATAACTAAATTCTATGACTTGGTAGACGAGATTGAGCGCAAAGAACAAATCACAATTCATACGACTACGATAGACCCTTGGAATGAACTTACTGAAGAATTTATTCATAGCGACTTAGGTCGTGAGGATAAGTATTTGAGTAGGATTCTTGGTATAGTTCGTAAAAACGCACGAAAAACAGGTAGACACAACTGCATTATTAATCACGTTAGAGACCAACCTATGGTAAACGGAAAGACGATAGCAGGAACTGACATAAGTTACTTTCCTATTCCAAGCGCAAGAGACTTTGCAGGTGGTCAGGTATGGTTTAGAAAAGGTCTCAGCGTATTAATTCCGTGGCGACCTCCATATGGTTTGCCAAATGAAGATGGAAGCGGAGCAGAAAAAAACGAAGTACACCTTAAAGTTGCAAAGAGTAAACCAAAAGGCGTATCAAAAAACGGAATATATAAGTTATATTTGGATGTTGATAGATACCAATACTATATGCTTGACTATAGAGGCAACCGTATTTACGCAAATAGAACTCCTGTTCACAAACAATTTTCAATCTAATGGAACTCGGACTACATAAAATCAAAACGAATGCCAACCTGTGGGCTATCAAAAAACGAATCCAAAACGCACGAGAGAACATCTTAAAAACAAGACCTGACGCTACTGACTACATCAAAGGCGCAGAGCAAAGCGAGGAGGAGTTATTAGAGGCTATCAGCTTTCTGACAAACCTGTACGAACACGCAGTAGCAATAAGCCGAGAGAACACGATTTTAGCCAATAGAAATATGGAGCTGAGTCGACAAAAACACGAATTAGAAAACCAATTAAAGTATAACAAAATAGAAGAGCAACTATGAAAAGAGAAAAAAAACTTGTAGCATTGGCAGCATTCTTGCCGGTATTAGCAGACTTCATCGAAGACCTAAACGACCAATCCGTCTTTCGACAAGGATTAAAAAACAAAGCAAATATGCTAGCTCAGGAGATTCAAAGTGCTGACAGAGCAGTCTTACGAATAGACGAACAACACGCAGAGCAGGTATGGAATGAGCAGGTAGACTTGCAGAGAGCATTTCGCCAATGGATTGACGAGTCGATAACGCTATAAAAACACGAACGCTATGAAAATTTTAAACTTATATGCTTGTTTAGGAGGTAATCGTTACAAATGGGATGAGGTTTCTGACAATTTAGAAATAACCGCAGTAGAGCTTGACCAGGAAGCAGCTCGTTTGTACCAAGAAAGATTCCCTAACGACACAGTAATTGTTGCAGATGCACATCAGTATTTGTTAGACCACTACAAAGAGTTTGACATAATTTGGAGTTCTCCACCGTGTCCGAGTCATTCAAGAGCAAGGTATTGGAATAGTTCAAATTATGATACTTCAGTACAACCAATTTATCCGGATTTAAAACTTTACGAAGAAATCTTGTTTTTGCAGCATTATTTTAAGACGGGAAAGTTTATTGTGGAGAATGTTATTCCATACTACGAACCATTAATACCTGCTCAAAAGAGAGGACGTCATTTGTATTGGACAAATTTTATTTTACCAAATGATTTGCAAGATAGACGTTTTGCAATTAGTGCAGCAAAAAACGAATTGAAAGGTCTATGCGAGTTTCACGATTACGATTTTAAAAAGTACAAAGGAGAGCAAAGCGTTGTTAAAATGGCACGCAACCTGGTAGACTATGAAGCAGGTAAAACTATTCTTGAAACTGCATTAGGTATAATTAAAAAATCAGATGTAAATCAAACCTCAATTTTTGATTATGATATGTAAACACGGATTTTATACTTGTATTAATTGTATTCAAGAAATTGAATCAATGTGTGATACTTGCGAAGATGGAGATAACTACGAAATAAATGATGATTATGAGATGCAAGAACTGCAAAGAGAAGTTTGAGCCTATCCGCTTCAATCATAAATATTGTTTAAAAGATGAATGTGTCCGTGCTTTCGTAGCGGAAGCCAAAGAGAAGATGTGGAAGCATACTAAAATCCGTATGAAGAACGACATAAAGACGAACTCTGATTGGCTTAAAGAAGCTCAAAAAGTATTCAACCAGTACATCAGACTAAGAGATAAAGCTCAACCTTGCATCAGTTGCGGCTCAAAACTTGGCTCAAAGTACGACGCAGGACATTTCTACTCTATGGGAGGACACAAAGCAGTCACTTTTGATGAAGATAACGTACACGCTCAATGCGTAACTTGCAATCAGTTCAAGCACGGAAACCTACTGAAATACCGAGAAGGTCTCTTAAAACGCATTGGAGAGGCTAAATTGGACGCTTTAAGTCAACGTGCTAATGAAACACGGAAGTACACAAACGATGAGTTACAAGAAATAATCAAAACCTATAAACAAAAGATAAAAGATGGAATACAATAGCGACTTCCGTTACGACCTGAAAATCGGTCAGGAGTATGAAACATTACTAAGCGAGGTAATAGAGTCTACAATCGAAGTAAAACGCGATTTTAAGTGCTATGAGACAGGCAATCTATTTGTAGAATACGAGAGTAGAGGTAAGAAAAGCGGAATCAGCACAACACAGGCTAAATGGTGGGTATATTGGTTTAGTAAAACACGGTGTATATTGATTGAAACAAGCGAATTAAAGCAACTTTGCAGAAAATATATAGGCACTTCACGAGATATTTTAGGCGGAGATTCTAATACGAGTAAGGGAATCCTGCTTCCGATGGAAGATTTGATAAAAAATTTTTAACTTTTTTTTGTTTGGGTATTGTTTATATCAGAATATAATCTATCTTTGTGAGGTCAATATGACACAACACTTAAAAAAACGCTATGAAAACACTTAAAGACATCCAAGTAAAAAACCAAGTAGAAGTAACAACTGAAATGCTTGAAATGCTTAAAAACACTCAAGAATTTGGTAAACGTTATTTTAACGAGCAACCTTATTCAATTATAGAAATACAAAACTCTATCTATAAAATGGAGAAAACATCAAACGTAATTAAATATACAGATGGTAAAAATGTTCTGATTGCTGTAAATAATAAAATTTGGGATGGAGTTTCAATGTTAAGCAGATAAATAAAAACGGGGGGTGCGCATCCGTAACGCACGCAATAATAAAAAACGCTATGAAGAATCTATTAAAATCGTTGGCTGCATTCCAACAAGAAGTGCCTGTAATCCACAAGGCAACACAAGGCTACGGCTATTCTTACGCTGACTTGCCTAAGATATTTGAGGTAATCAATCCGTTGCTAAAAAAACACGGACTCGGATTCACTCAAAACATCTTTACAAAGGATGGAGAGACTCGTTTAGAAACAATGATATTTCACGTTGAGACTGGCGAGAATATGACAAGTGCAGTAGCTATTCCTTACGTTCAGTTGAAAGGTATGAATGACTTTCAGTCTTTTGGTAGCGGAGTAACTTATTTTAGACGTTACGCATTATCAGCAGCGCTTGGTTTGGTAACCGACAAAGACACGGACGCATCAGGAGAGCAAGTTAAAACCGAGAAGAAATTACCTGCCATTGACCAAAAGCGTTTTCAAGCAGCAATTACGGCTATCCACAAAGGCGAATACACTCGTGAAAAACTCGAAGCATCGTTTGCATTGACTGATGGTCAAATCGACATCTTAAACGCTTTATGAAAACTCTCAAAATTAGGTGTAGTGCCATCGGAAAATAATTAGTATATTTGTGTGAGGATAGGTTGGAGTAGCTACCAACTGACAAGACGAAGCGTTTACGTTTTCCTCATTCTTTTTTAAACGCATTTTATTTAAACGCAAAAATATGCAAACAGAAATTTGGAAAGATGTTGTTGGATACGAGGGATTGTATCAAGTATCTAACTTAGGTAATGTAAAATCATTGCCAAGAAATGGAACTGTGAATAATGAAAAAATACTTAGTCCACGTAATAATGGAATTGGATACTTGAAAGTAACTCTTAGCAATAAGAGTCGTTCATATAAATATGTTCACATTTTAGTTGCCGAGTCTTTTCTTGGGTATAACGTGAGTAAGGGTACTATATGTGTAGACCATTTAAACAATGTAAGGTCTGATAATAGACTTGAAAATTTAAGAATAATTACTCCTAAAGAAAACATTTCAAGAGCTAAAACAAGTAATACAGGTCAAACAGGAATTTACAAAGTGGGAAATAGATTTAGAGTAATTTTTATTAAAAAGCACTTAGGTTATTTTAAGGATATAAATGAAGCTAAATCAGCATATTTAAACGCATCAAAACAATATGAATATGGAATCTAAATTAAAAATAAGATGCTCGGCAATAGGTCGTATTATGTCGAATCCTCGCTCTAAAGGCGAGTTCTTGTCTCAGACTGCCAAAACATACATTCACGAGTTAGTTCTTGAACATAAATACGGCATACGTAAGGAGTTTTCAAGCCGTTACACGGACAAAGGAATCCAAGTTGAAGACGAATCCATCTCGTTGGTAAATGATGTCTTAGATGTCAAATTTATCTACAAGAATGAGGAGTATTTTGAGAACGATTGGATAACAGGAACACCTGACGTAAACACGGAGGATGTATTGTTAGATGTTAAAAGCTCTTGGGATGCTACTACCTTTCCGTTTTTTGATACTGAGATTCCCAACAAAGACTATTTTTATCAACTTCAGGGTTATATGTGGCTTACTGGCAAGCAACAGTCTATGCTTTGCTACTGCCTTGTAGATACTCCTATTGAAATGGTAGAGGATGAAATCCGCAGAGCGCATTGGAAACTGCACAAACTTGACGAGGACTTAGATTTGCGTGAAGAAGTAGAAAGTAAACATCAATTTTCACACATTCCTAAGAACCGCAGAGTCAAAGTATTCTATGTACAAAAAGACGAACAAGTAATTGAGCAGATAAAAGAAAAGATTGAACTTGCTCGAGAGTATTACAACGCACTAATTCAAATGCTATGAACCAAGAAGTAACTGACAAAGTAGTTTTATCCGTTATGGCGAAGTATGCAGAACGCTCTGCTACTGGCTTACGAAAATACGGAACAACATTAGACCGAGAAGACCTAACGCTTGAAAAATGGATAAACCACTTGCTCGAGGAACTGATGGATGCAACGCTTTATTTAACGAGAATTAAGAAAGAGATTGAGCTTCATTACGCCAAAGGATTCAGCGATGGCTACCGAGAAGCAAGTAAAGCAAAGCAAAATATACCAAAAAGTGGTACAAATTGCGAAGACGAACTAAATAACAGTATGCAAAATTTGGAAAAATTCATGCAAACACGAACTAAATAAATCAGAATAAGATGACAGCAGTAGAAACAAGTGAAATATCAACAAACTATAAAGTTGGAGATGTTTGTCAATTTAAAAAGTCGTATGAAGGACATCCTATAGTATTTACAACTCATAAAGTTGATAATGATTATGGTGTAGTTTATTACTATATGTTAGATGGTACTGAAGAAAGTATTGGCACAAGTTATATAAAAAAAATTAACCTTTAAATCAGAATAAGATGAAGATAGAAATAATACACTACGGACATAGGGCAACTTATGAGTTTAAACACGAAGACGTAACTCTTGAGGATTTACTTTATCACTTGGATAAATTAATCAAGTTGGTAGGGTACTCATTCGAAGGCGAATTACAAATCTCTGAATCTAAAGAAATATGAGCCAAGAAGAAATAATAGCAGTTTGCTTATCAATAGTAGCAATAGTAATATCAGTATTAAATATTTGTATGACTAATAAAAGAAACAAACTATGAGCCACAAACAAAACGAACGCAACGAATACTGTGCAGCAGTCGCAACCATTGCGCTGATAGGATTGATTTGCATTTACATAACAATCTATGCAATAGTACAATTAGTAAACTTAAAATAAATATACAATGGAAAACAAAACAAACACGGGAGCAATCTTCAAAAACACGAACAAGAAAGCTGACAACCATCCTGACTACAAAGGAAAGGTAAACGTAAATGGAAAAGAAATGGAAGTCGCTCTATGGGTAAAGCAAGGTAAGAACGGAAGTTTCTTTAGCGCATCATTCAGCGAGCCGTATGTTCCACAGGAAGAGCGCAAACCAATTGGAGATAGTATTGACGATGACCTACCATTCTGATATGTACATTGACGATGACGCACTCCGAAAGCAACTGAATAGGATATTGCTTGTAAAAACACGAAACCAAATAGTCCAAGAGATAAAAGCCAAAGGACAAAAGATGCACCAATTTCAGTTAAACAACTTCCTTCAGCGAAAAGACGTAACCTTATCAACCTTACACAAGATAGATAATTACGTTTCACGAGAGATTTACTTAAACAATTTAGAGCCACTTTAACAGGTGGCTTTTTTTGTAGGCAACTTGCTTGTTTAAAATATAGTCTTATATTTGTTTAGAATTTAATCAAATGGATGCACTCAGAATATTAGCAGACCACCACAAAGAATGGGTAAAGATTGTCCGTTCATTTGGAGAGCAAGACCTCGCAGAAGATGTTGTGCAAGATGTTTACCTGAGAATTGTCAAGTACAACTACGAGGAGAAGATACTCAAAGACGGAAAACCAAACATCGCTTTAATGTGGATGATGCTGAGAAATAGAGCATTTGAAATAAACAAAACGGGTAGTGTTCAGTTTTTATCATTAGACGAAGTAAGAGGAGTAGCAGACGAAGAGTCAGAATTAGATAAACACGAAGCCTTAGAGCGATTACACCAAAGAATAAACGATGAGATGGATAATTGGCATTGGTACGATTCAATGCTATTCAAAGTCTACAAGGAAGGCAAAGCATCAATGAGAGACATAGCTAAAGATTCAGGCATCTCACTCACATCTATATTTAACACGCTAAAGAACTGCAAAGAAAGATTGAAAGAAGAAGTCGGAGAAGACTATTCTGATTTTACAAACCAAGATTATGATTTAATTTAATATTATGGCAAAGAGAAAAGCAAAAGGACTCGGAGATACTATCGAGCAAATTACCGAAGCAACAGGAATCAAGAAATTAGTAAAGTTTGTAGCAGGAGAAGACTGCGGATGCGATGAGCGCAAGAAGAAACTCAACGAGTGGTTTCCTTATCGTCAACCTGAGTGCTTAACTGAAGAGGAATACAACTGGCTTACGGAAACACGAATCCTTGAAAAGGACACATTCAAACCAAGTGAAGTAACAAGAGTAAGAGAAATCTATTCAAGAGTAATGAAAGTACGTTTAGAGCCATCCTCTTGCGCTTCTTGCTTTAGAGAAATAGTATTTAACCTAAGAAAAGTTTACGATGCCTATACCGAAACCAAGTAGCAGAGAGTCAGAGAATGACTTTATGCAGAGATGTATGTCAGATGCAAAGATGGTAAGTGAGTATGAAACTGAACAACGTGCAGCAGTTTGTCGTTCAGCGTACAAAGAACACTTAGCAGGCGAGAAGATATCTTTTGACTACGACGATACGTTCTCAACTCAAAAGGGATTTGATAGAGCAATGCGCTTAGTAGAAGACGGAGCTACCGTGTACATCATTTCAGCAAGACAAGAGAAAGACGGAATGTTACCAAGAGCAACTAAAGCAGGTATTGCTGAATCAAGAGTTTACGCTACAGGTAGCAACAAAGCAAAAGTCGAAAAGGTAAAAGAACTCGGAATCACAAAGCATTACGATAACAACGCTGATGTAGTAAAAGAGTTAGGCGAAGTTGGAGTATTATTTACATAAACACGGACACCAATGGCAAAAGTAGGAAGACCAAGAAACGTTGAAACTCCTGAAGATATGTACAACCTATTCAAAGAGTACAAAACATACGTAAAGGACAATCCACGTTACAAGTACACACTCAACCAACGTACAGGAGATATGGTAGCGGAACCTCTCGAAGTTCCTTTGTCTCTCGAAGGCTTTGAGGTCTACATTTATCAAAAGAAAGGCTTTTTCATCGAGCAGTATTTTAAGAACATTGACAATGCTTACGCAGAATTTTTACCTATCACAACGTATATAAAGCGAGAAATCCGCTCAGACCAAATCAACGGAGGCTTAGTAGGTCAGTACAATGCGAACTTAACCGCACGTTTAAACGGACTAACTGAGAAGACTGAAACGACTGTCACAATGGAGATGCCATTGTTCCCTGACGAAACCAAAGCAATAGACGCAGATGTTCAAACGAACTACCTCGATAAATAAAATCCTATCTCTAAAAAGACGGATTAAAATAATTCAAGGCGGAACTTCCGCAGGAAAGACTTTTGGCATCCTTCCGATACTTATAGACAAGTGCGCTAAAGAAAATGGCTTAGAAGTCTCCGTAGTGGCTGAGACGATACCTCACTTGCGAAGAGGTGCGCTCAAAGACTTCCTGAAGATAATGCGTTGGACTAACCGCTACTTTGATGATAGGTTTAATAAGACGCTACTCAGGTACGATTTCGCTAATGGCAGTTCAATCGAGTTCTTCTCAGCAGACGATGCTTCTAAACTACGAGGTGCGAGACGTGATATCCTGTACATCAACGAGTGCAACAACGTAACATTCGAGGCTTACAACGAATTAGCCATCCGTACCAAGCGTGAGGTCTATTTAGACTTCAATCCTGCGAATGAGTTTTGGGTACATAAGGAACTAAAAGACGAACCTGACACGGATTTTATCATCTTAACCTACAAGGATAACGAAGCATTAGACGAATCAATCGTTAGTCAGATAGAAAAGAACCGAGAGAAAGCAGCTACGAGTTCTTATTGGGCAAATTGGTGGAGAGTGTACGGACTCGGTGAGGTGGGTAGTCTTGAAGGAGTTGTGTTCAATAATTGGAAAGAGATTGACACGATACCTGACGAAGCTAAGTTGGTAGGCATCGGACTTGACTTTGGATACACGAATGACCCTACGGCAGCGATAGGAATCTACAATTGGAACGGAAAACGCATAGTAAACGAAATTGTTTACCGCACAGGAATGGTTAACTCAGACATCGCTAAGATACTTCCGTCAGGCGTTGTTATTTACGCTGATAGTTCTGAGCCTAAATCAATTGAAGAAATCAGACGCTACGGAAAGACGATTAAAGGAGTAACGAAAGGAAATGACTCAATCAACTACGGCATTGACGTAATGCAAAGACAAGAATACTTAGTTACCAAATCAAGTACAAACCTCATCAAAGAGCTTAGGAGTTATTGTTGGGATGTAGACAAGCAAGGTGTCAGGATGAACAAACCTATCGACCACTACAATCACGCTATTGACGCGCTTAGATACCACGAGATGGAAGCACTCGGATTAAAATCAAACTATGGACAATACGCAATCCGATGAACTGCCTAAAATGATTAGGGTAGTAGAGCAGTATATTAAAGATAAGACTGGCAGAAAAGTGCAAATTGTGTTTAATGACCTGTTCAATGTACGCAGGCACACCCAAATGTTGGCTCAGGCTTATGCGTATGTGCTACAAAAAGACGAATCACAAGTTAAATAAATATGGAAGTACAAATCAAAGTACCATCAACACTAAACGAAATCCCGTTAAAGCATTATCAGGACTTTCTCAGCGTGCAAAAGAACTCCTCAGACGAAGAGTTTGTAGCCCAGAAGATGGTTGAGATATTCTGCGGAATACGATTAGCAGAGGTAGCGAAGATTAAGCTGACTTCTTTGAACGAACTGATAGCACACTTCACGAAATTGTTTGAGCAGAAACCTAAATTTACACCGACATTTAAGATTGGAGATTTAGAGTTCGGATTCATTCCTGAACTTGAGGAGATAACATTTGGTGAGTATGTAGATTTAGATTCTCATTTGCAGAGTTGGGATAATTTCCACAAGGCGATGGCGGTGTTGTACAGACCTATCAAAACACGAAGAGGAGAAAAGTACGACATAAAAGACTACGACCCAAGCGTAGATATGCAAGAATTAATGCGATTCGCTCCGTTAGACATTTGCATCTCAGCATCTCTTTTTTTTTGGACTTTAGAAAGCGAATTACTTCAAGCTACCCTGAACTATTTGGAGAAGCAGATGAAGAAGGACAAGAGCCTGTCGCAGACTTTAGCGAAACAACTCAATTTAGCAAAAGATGGGGATGGTATCAGTCGCTTTATGCAATCGCTAAAGGAGACATCACTAAGTTTGACGAAATCACCAAATCAAGACTTACTCGGTGTCTCACCTATCTCACGTTCGAGAAGCAAAAAAACGAAATTGAAAGACGACAACTTGAAAGACAACTAAGACGATGACAGGATTCTATAGAGTATTGGAGTTAATTAAATGGCATTTTGACAATGACCCGTTAGTTAACACGGTTACGGAAGGGGATATTTTTGAAGTAGACCTCAACAAGCAGACAATCTTTCCGCTTGTACACTTAATGACAAACAACGTGTCCTTCGAGACTAACGTAGTGCGTTACAACCTTTCGTTGATTGCTATGGACATCGTAGATATTAGTAAGAAAGCTACTACTGATGTTTATACAGGCAACTATAACGAGCAAGATGTACTGAACACTCAGTTGGCAATCTTAAACAGAGCTTACGACCAAATGCTACACGGAAACCTGTGGGATTTAGAGTTCGTTGTAGACGGCAATCCTACCTGTGAGCCATTTACTGAAAGATTCGAAAACTACCTTGCAGGGTGGACTATGACTTTTGATGTGTTGATTCCAAACGAAATGACCATCTGCGAAACTGACGGCTACTCTCCGTTTTGTCCAAGTGCTGAGGTTAGAAACTCTGACTCAAGTTACACGGCATCGGTTGTTAGCGGTGGCACTTTGGTTTTACCTGACACAACCTTCAACGTACAAATAGACGGAACACAAGTAGCAACATCTACTTACCCAACATTAAGCACTCAAACTATAAATCTGATATGGCAGTAAACATAAACATACCATCACAAGTAAAGACCTACGCTAATTTAGCCGCATTTCCTGCTTCAGGAGCGTTAAAAACTATTTACATAGCTGAGGATACCAACAAGACTTATCGTTGGACAGGAAGCATTTACACGGAGATTTCTGCAAGTGCTGCAATGACTTGGGGAGCAATCGGAGGAACTTTGTCCAATCAGACCGACTTGCAAAACGCTTTAGATGCGAAAGTCCCAACCTCTCGCACGCTAACAATAAACGGAGTAACACAAGACCTTTCAGCAGATAGGACTTTTACTATAAGCACAGGAATAACAATCGGTTCTACTGCTATTACTTCGGGTGTAGTCGGTAGGGTGTTATTTGAAGGAGCAGGTAATGTTGTTCAGGAGAGTTCGTCTTTATTTTGGGATGCTACTAACAATCGCTTGGGTATTGGTACGAGTAGTCCGTCTTTTGGTTTGGATGTTAACGGAACTACAAGAATAAGTGGTGCTTTAACTATTGCTTCAGGCTCTGTTAATACTCCATCGAATACAAATTCACTTGGTGTTTTTGGTGGTTCAGCTTTTAACAACGGGTCTTATTTTGCCGTTTTTGGGAATAATTGTTCGACAAGCAATGGTGTTCAACAAGGTTCAATTCAAATTTTTACCGATAGAAGCACAAGCGAATTAAATGGCGGAACTTATCAGGTAGGTTCTCATTCCGCAGGAAGTGCATTTAATTTCAATCAAATAGTATTTAAAAGCGGAAACACTTGGATAGGTAATCAATCAAGTGCAACATTTCCAACCGATGCAGGTTACCGCTTAGACGTTAACGGAACTGCGAGGGTGCAGAATGACGTTTTATTGACTACAGGAATACTTGCAACAAGTGCAGGTACTACAAGACTGCAAAGTTCATTAAATTATTTTACTCATAATAGATTAAGTTCTTCAGGTGTATTCGGTTTCCAAATAGCTACATTGAATAATGTTGCTTCATTTTGGAGATGGGATGGTGCAACTGGTGATACTGAAATTGGTGGTAATGGATATTTAGGTGCAGGAGCATTAAAACTATATACCAATAATGCTGAAAGAATGCGCATATTCTACGGTGGCAACGTCCTCATCAACACCACCACAGACGCAGGCTATAGGCTTGACGTGAATGGTACTGCGAGGGTGAGTGGGAATACAAGAATTGTAGGTTCACTTCTAATAAGTTCTTACTTAGCAGGTTCAGGAGTAGCGGGAAGTACATTTAGTATTTATGGAAGTGATTCAGATACAAATGGGCAACAATTATTTGTTAGCGCAAATGGTATTTGGCAAGGCTCTACAACATTAAACGCTTCGGCTTGCGCTCAGTTTACATCCACAACACGAGGCTTCCTTCCACCACGAATGACAACAACGCAAAAGAACGCCATTGCTACACCTGCGGCAGGATTAATGGTATACGATACAACGCTTAACGTAATTTCATATTACAACGGCACAATGTGGATTTAATTAATAATAAATATATGACAACAACACCAACACAAGGAATCGCTATCGAACCCGTAGTATTCCCACTTAATCAAGGTACAGCAGTTGCAATGACTGTCTTAGTCCTTAATTTTGAAACTACAGCTACAACTTGCACTACTTATTGGCAGTTGCTTACTGAAGAGAGTCAGCAGTTATCTCAAGGTAACTACACCTTAACAGATGAGCAGTTTGCCGCTTGGGGACAAGACAACAACGTAGTGAATGAGTATGTAGCTGAGGCTATCGGAGTAGTAATTTTGTAACCTATAAAAACACGCAATATGATTACATTAAATGAAGAACAAGTAAAGCAACTTGAAGCAATCTTGGCAGAGATGCCGATGAAGTTTGGAGTGCCAGTATTAAACATCTTGAACGCTGCTTCTAAGGCGGAGGAAAACACGGATGCAGAAGACTGAAGTTCAGAAGGAGTTAGAACGCTTTAGAGACTATGTAATTGAAGCCTCAAAGAAAAACCTTGTAAGGTTAAAGAAATCTGACGGCAAGTTATACAAGTCACTAAAAGGAAAAGTCAAGACGATGCCAAATAGTATCTCCATCGAATTTATGATGGAGGACTATGGCATTTATCAAGATGCAGGTGTCAACGGACTAAAGAAAAAACACGGCTCTAAGTATAGCTTCCGAAAAGGACATCCTAACGCAAAGATGTTAAAGTCTTTGGATGTATGGATTAGACGCAAGGGATTGTCTCCGAGAGATAGCTCAGGAAAGTTCGTAAAAAGAACGGGAATGAAGTTTGCAATTGCACGGAGCATCTTTAACAAGGGACTAAAACGAAGCCTGTTTTTTACTAAGCCATTCGAAGCTGCGTACAAAAGATTACCTGAGGAACTCGTAGAAAAATACGGATTAGACGCTATCAAGTTATTCAATGAACAAGTAGACCAAATATTAAAACAAAATGGCTAACATAAACGCAAGGAGTCCTTACATCGTAACAATAAACGAAACAGGGCAGATAGAAACTAAATTAGAAATCTACCTTTGGAATGGTACTGGCTCAATGCCTGCCTCGCCTTCATATACGCTTTCTAAGCTCATTCCGTCTTCAAATAGTCCTGCAACTTACTACGACATTTCTCCGTACATCAGAGAGTACATATCACACGCATCGCTACAAACGATTACAACGGTAATTACGGCTACTCCTTCTGCTCAATGGTGCAACGTAGGTCTGAAGTTATTCAAGAAAGTAACGACAAGTTTTGTTCAGGTAGGTTCTACTCAAACTCACTTTGGTTTGGATGGCTACGGATTCTACTTAGATGGGTCAAATCCTGCTTTAGGTAACTACTTGCTTAGCCAATCAACTTACACTTACAACTACAACCTTTCAGGAGAGTACGGATGGCTAACGCTTTATACTGGTAGTGGCAACTCAGTCAAATACACGAACCTATCCACAGGAGCAACCAATACCACAGGATTGACTAATAACGTATGGCGTGATGTTCCAAGAGTTTATGCTCCTTACGCTGCGGTAGGAAACAAATTAGAAATCGTTGACGGCTCTGCTAACGTGCTTTATACGGCTACTTTTGTACCTAAGGAAGAATGTAAATACACTCCTGTTCAGATTGACTTTGTAAACAAGTTTGGTGCTTGGCAACGTGAGTGGTTTTTTAAAGCATCGTACAACGGATTAAGCGTTGAAAACACGGAGTACAACTTGATGCCTAATACGTACCCTGCATACGACACTAAAGAAGGTCAGAGAAAGGTTTTTAACGCCAACGGAAAGGAAACCATCCGAGTAAATACTGATTGGGTGTCTGAGAGCTTCAATGAGGTTATTAAGCAAATGATGTTAAGCGAAAGAATCTTGATTGACAAGAAGGCTGCCAAGCTAAACACGAAATCCGTAGACTTAAAGAAATCTATCAACTCGTCTTTGATTAGCTATGAAATTGAATTTGAATACGCATACGACACAATTAACTCAGTAGTCTAATGAACAGAAGCGTAACAATATACATCGAAGGTCAGCGCATTGAACTCTTCAACGATGAAACTATCAACGTAACATCGTCAATTCAAAACGTACAAGACCTATCCAAAACATATACGGACTTTTCGCAGGGATTTACCGTTCCTGCGAGTTCGCACAATAATGCAATCTTTGAGCATTGGTATCAATCAGACGTCAACGCAACTACTGACCCAAACATACGCAAAGACGGATTCATAGAAATAGACTTAACAACCTTCCGTAAGGGTAAGATACAATTAGACGGAGCAGTAATCACAAACGGCAAACCATCGGCTTATAAGATAACTTTCTTTGGAGAAGGAGTAACGCTTAAAGATTTGTTCGGAGAGGATTTACTATCTGATTTGGACTATACGGCACTATCGCATAATTTTACTTCTGCGCAAGTTATTACTCGCATCCAAGACAATACCAACGCTTACGATGTAAAGTACCCGCTAATCACGTCTAATCGCATTTGGGAGTATCAGAGTACACCTGTAAATATACCGCTTCCGAATTGGTTAGTTGCTACCATAACTCAAAACGATATTCACACCACATCAGGAGCGATAAATAAAGACGAATTATTTCCTGCGGTTAGAGTTACCAAGATTCTTGAAGCCATCGAATCAAAATACGGAATTACCTTCAACGGTACATTTCTAACTGATGAGCGATTTACTAAATTGTTCTTATGGTTTAAGGGTAAGGAAACGCTTGTCAAAACTTCATACGGATACTCGCTGACATCTACTTCTGTTGTTCCTACGTTTACAAACTACGATTTAACACAACGCTATACTTCGGCAACTAACACGGTAAACTTTATTGAACTTGCAGGTGTAATTACGCACCGATTGATTTATAATGTTACCTCAACTACAAGCTCAGACGATTATTTTATCGACATTTACCAAAACGGAAACTTGTATAACACAATAACAGGTTTTGGAACGGGAACTTACACCATCGCAGATGTAGCGCAAGTTGTAGGATTGGATGTTGACTACACTATCAAAATACGGACTACAGGAACAAACACAATAGGCTCTAACTTAGTTTACGAAGTTGACTACATAACGACAGGCTCTGTAAACACGGACTATCTGACAATCACTTATTCGTCTTTAGCTACGTCTTTACAAATTGACCTATCCGCCAACGCTCCTGTAATGAAAATAGCAGATTTCTTAAAAGGAATTATGCTGATGTTCAATATGACCATTTACTCACTTGTAGATAACGAGTATTGGCTTGAGCCTTTAGACGATTGGTATTCAAAAGGCGCAGTCGTAGACATTACTAAACATACGGATGTAACTTCCATCGAGATGGAGAGAATGCCACTTTACAAAAAGATTCAGTTCAAGTTTCAAGATTCTGAGTGCTTCCTGAACAAGAACTTCTCCCAAACTTACAACCGAAACTACGGAGATACAACTTATCAGTATAATTACGATGGCGGTGAGTTCACTATTGAAGTACCTTTCGAAAACTTACTACAAACCAAATACAACGGAACTCAAGACCTACAAATCGGCTATTCCCTTAACGGAGAGTTTTCGCCATACGTACCTAAGCCTGTTTTGTTTTACCAGTATGACAACCAAGTAACGGACTTTAAGTTTGTCAATGATGGTGGTGGACATTCTACAATCATTACTTACACGCCATTTGGTCAAGACTTATATTTCAACAATTCAGATATAACGCTCAACTTTGCTCCTGAGACATCAACGATGCTGAATACACCCGTACAAAATACGCAGTTCAGTCAGTATTACTTTTCATACCTATACAACCTTTACAATCTCAAGCAACGATTGGTCAACGTAAAGACGAACCTACCTACAAGCCTACTTACAAACCTTCAGTTAAATGATAGATTAATCATCCGAGATAAACGATACATCATCAACGAAATGAAGTCTAACCTAAATACAGGCGATGTAGACTTTCAGTTAATTTTAGATTTTAGACCGATTATCAACTCAACTATCCCACAACCTAAAACGGGAACTGAAGGAGGTAATGTAAACTATCCAATTAACCTGCCAAACGATTCTTACGAGGCTAATTTGTTCTGCGACAATTCAGATGTAACCTTTTCGGTAAATCCTGTAGAGAGTTCTCAGATAGTTCAGATAGGTATTCCTGCAGGTTCAGCAGGCTCGGTTTATACAATTCGAGTAGACTATAGTTATTTAAATGGAACTACTTCCACAGAATATTTTAACATCTTCCAATGATACAACAAATAGTCGCAATGCTGCAATTAGATGACTTCTACGGAAACACGGAAGCCATAGACATAGCAAAGGGTAAATACAAGTTACACACGTCTCTGAAAAAAGCAATTAAACAAGGTAAAAGAGAACTCATAAACAAACAAAATGGCAGAGACTAAAACAGTAAATCTTGACATAAAAACCAACTTAGGCTCTTTAAAAAGTCAATTAAGACAAGCACAAGCAGAAGTTGCTGCGCTATCCGATAAATTTGGTGCTACATCAGCAGAGGCTGCCAATGCTGCAAAGAGAGCCGCAGAATTAAAGGATAGAATAGAGGATGCCAAGAACTTGACTGATGCGTTTAATCCTGATGCCAAGTTTAATGCTTTAAGTCGTTCAATCGGCGGAGCATTAGATGGATTCCAAGCATTTGAGGGTGCTATTGGTTTAGTTGGTGTAGAAAGTGAAGCCTTACAAAAGACATTGCTTAAAGTTCAGTCAGCAATGGCATTGTCTCAGGGTATTCAGGGAGCAATGGAGGCTAAAGATAGCTTCGTTCAATTAGGCGCAGTTGTTAAAAATGCTTTTGCAGGTATGACAACCGCTTCAAAAATATTTACTTCCGTAGGTATTTTGGCTTTAGTTAGTGGTCTTGTTTATTTAATGCAAAACGTTAAGCAAGTTACTCGAGCTTTTGAAGATTTTACGGATTGGTTAGGATTCACTAATAATGCTGCTATTCGAAATGCAAAGGTAGTTGAAGACAATGCAAAGAGAATTTCTAAGGCTAATGACACGGTAATAGCATCTTCTAAAAAACGAAGCGAAGCTACTTCAAGATATTACGATAATGAAATTGCATTAGCTCAAATAAATAGCAAAGACACTACTAAACTTGAGATTGAAAAAAGCGAAAAATTAAGCAAACTATCAGCAGAGAGATATGCGGCAGCTTACGACGAACTCGAAAGTCTAAAAGGCAATAACAAGAAATATGCAGTAGAAAGACGGAGAGAATTAAAACAACAAATAGAAGAAGAAAGAGCAACTCTGCAACAAGAACGCTACACTAGAGAACAATTACGAGCGCAAGACAAGAAAGATAGAAGCGACGCTTACAAAGAGCGTAAAAGTGAATCTGCGAAATTTGCGGCAGAAGCTAAAAGAAATGCTATCGAGCAGCAACAAGAATTAGATAAAGCATTAGAAGATATTGCTGAACAAAATTATTTAAACTCGCTATCGGAACAAGATAGAGAAATTAGATTAGTTCAGGATAAATATTTTGAACTAGAAACACGAGCTAAAGGAAACGCAGATGCTTTAAAAGAGATAGAAATTGCTAAACTCAATGAAATAAATGATATTAATCTAAAATATCAGGATATTGCTTATAAGCAACAAGAAGAAGCAAGAGAAAAAGAAAAAGAAGCCAAAGCAAAAGCTGATGCAGATAAAATAGAAGCTGAAAAGGCAGTTGCAGAAACAATGGCTGCAATACGTGAAGCAGATTTTAATAACATTTTTGCAGGAATAAACTTAGTTAAAAATTTATTTGAGAATAACAAAAAAGTTCAAGCAGCAGCATTAATAGCGGAAAATGCAGTTAGTATAGCAAAAACAATTCTAAGTACAAAAGCAGCTAACCAAGCAGCAAGAGCGCAAGGAACGGCTTTAGCTATAACATCAGGTGGTGCGTCAGTTGCTGCTGCAGAAGCATTAATCATTAGAAATAACATTGGAGCAGGTATTTCTATTGCGGCACAAATTGCAGCAACCGCTAAAGGTTTATCAGCATTAAAAGCAGGTGGCTCTCCATCAGGTGGTGGTGGTTTGTCAGAAGGCGGAACAGGTGGTGGTGGTAATACACCAAACTTTAACGTGGTAGGTAACTCAGGTATGAATCAGCTTGCTCAAATTCAGCAAACGCCTGTACAAGCATTTGTAGTTTCAGGAGAGGTTACATCTGCTCAGGCACTTGACCGCAACAGAATCAAAAACGCAACATTATAACATTTTAAAGTTGAATAGATATGCTTAATGTAATTGAATTAATAATCGACCCTAAGGACTCACAAAGCGGAATTGATGCCGTGAGTGTAGTCGAATCTCCTGCCATTGAGGAGAACTTTATCGCACTATCAAAACACGAAGTAGAACTCAAAGAAGTAAACGCAGAGAAGCGTATTTTAATGGGTGCTGCTCTTATCCCTAACAAGAAAATCTATCGTGTAAACGCAAAGAAAGAAGAGTATTACATCTACTTCTCGGAGGACACCGTGCGTCAGGCGATGGAGTTATTCTTTAAAAACGGAAATCAATCCAATGCCACATACGAACACAAGGACGCAGTTAAAGGAATGACCGTTGTAGAGTCTTGGTTGATTGAGGATGAGGTACACGACAAGTCTAAGAAGTACGGATTTAGCTTACCGAAAGGGACTTGGATGATTTCTATGAAAGTGGATAACGATGAAGTGTGGCAAGATGTTAAAGACGGTAAGGTTAAAGGCTTCTCAATCGAGGGTTACTTCGCTGACAAGTTAGAAATGTCCTTAGAGCAAAAGAAAAAGCAAGACCTTATCGAGCAACTTAGAGACCTACTCAAACTCGAATCATACACGGACTATCCTGAAGCTGCAAAGGAAAATGCAAAAATTGCAATTAGATACGCAGAAGAAAACGGATGGGGTGATTGCGGAACTGCAGTAGGTAAGCAAAGAGCAAACCAACTCGCAAGCGGAGAGGCTATATCAGAAGAGACTATCGCTCGAATGGCTGCATTTGAAAGACACAGACAAAACTCGGACAAAGAACTCGGAGATGGCTGCGGAAGATTAATGTGGTTAGCGTGGGGTGGCGATGAGGGTATCGCTTGGGCACAACGTAAATTAGAACAAATCAGAAACAAATAAACTATGAAATTTAAAACACCAAGTAAAGCAAGTCCTCGTGCAGGTAGCAAAAGAGGCTGCCTATGTGAAAACGGAACATACTCAACTAAGTGTTGTGACGGCAGTTTGCAAGCTCAAGGCATCGGTAAAACTGCTGAGGTAAACGAACCTGCTCCTACTCAAACTGAGAACAATGGAGTTAGGACTATTGTACGTCAAAACGGATAAAAATAAAACAAAGGTGCAAGCGAATGGTTCTTTCTATGTATACAAATCTATAAAAATGAACGAAAACAAAATTTTAAACAAAGTCCGCGCACTTCTTGGAATGGAAGTGAAGTTGGAAGTTATGAAACTTTCTGACGGAGTTTCTATGCTTGAAGCAGAATCTTTTGAAGCAGGTCAACCTGTATTCATCCTAACTGAAGACGAACAACGCATCCCACTTCCTGTTGGAGAGTATGAGTTAGAAGATATGCGTGTTTTGGTAGTTATCGAAGAGGGTGTTATCGCCGACGTTCGTGAAGCTGCTGAACCTGAAGTTGAAGTAGAAGTAGAAGCACCTGAAGCTGAAGCTCCTGCAGTTAAAGAAGAAGTTGCTGCATCTACTGAAGCTCCACAAGCTAAAAAAATCGTTGAGTCTATCGTTAAAGAGTCTTTCTTCAGCGAAATGGAAGCACTTAAAAAAGAGAACGCAGAATTGAAAGCTAAACTTTCAGCACAAACTCCTGAAGTTGCAGAAGAGGTTGCACCGGTAGAATTGAGCGAAGAGCCTAAGCCTATTTCTTTCAATCCTGAAAACACACAAGCTACTGACGTATTCAAGTTCGCTTCTAAAAGAAACGCAACAACTATGGATACTGTATTAAATCGAATTGCAAACATTAAATAAATAAAAAAATGCCTACAACAACTTCAATCACTACTACTTACGCAGGCGAGTTCGCAGGTAAGTACATCGCTGCAGCTTTATTGTCTGCTCCAACTCTTGACAAAGGCGGTATTACAATTATGCCTAACGTTAAGTACAAGCAAGTTATCAAGCGTGTTGCTACTGATGGTATCATCAAAAACGCTACTTGTGACTTTGACCCTACGTCTACAATCACTTTGACTGAGCGTATCCTTCAACCTGAGTCTTTCCAAGTTAACTTACAACTTTGTAAAACTGACTTCCGTTCAGATTGGGATGCTATCCAAATGGGTTACTCTGCATTTGACGTTCTTCCTAAATCTTTCGCTGACTTCCTTATCGCACACGCTGCTGAGAAAGTTGCTGCAGGTATGGAGACTTCAATTTGGCAAGGTGTTAACGCTACTGCAGGTGAGTTCGCAGGTATTATGACTCAATTGACTACTGACGCTGCTCTTCCTGCTGCTCAAGAAGTTGCCGGTACTACTGTAACTGCTGCTAACGTAATCGCTGAATTGGGTAAAATCGTTGACGCTTGTCCTGCTGCTCTTTACGGAAAAGAAGATTTGACTCTTTATGTTTCTTCTAACATCTATCGTGCTTATGTACGTGCATTGGGTGGCTTTGCTGCTTCAGGTGTAGGTGCTAATGGTTACGATAACAAAGGTACTAACCAAGTTCTTGGAGACTTATACTTTGATGGTGTTCGTGTATTTATGGCTAACGGTCTTGCTAACAACACTGCATTGTTGACTCAAAAATCTAACCTTTACTTTGCTACAGGTCTTCTTTCTGATATGAACGAAGTTAAAGTATTGGATATGGGCGACATCGATGGTTCACAAAATGTACGTGTAGTTATGCGATTTACTGCTGACGCTAAATACGGCTTCGCTTCTGATTGTGTTACTTACGGAATCACAAACTCTGCTAACTAATCTTAGCTAAACTCAAATAATCGGGGAGGGCGGTAAAAAACTTCCCTCCCTTTTTTATAACATTTAAAACTTAAAAATATGTCTTGTGATTTAGCAAATGGTCGCTTGGAAGTATGTAAAGATGCCGTTGGTGGTATCGATGCAGTATACTTCATTAACTACGGAGATTTCAATCCTGAAACTGACGTAGCTTATGTAGCAGGTACTGATACTATTGACACGGTAGGTAACGTATCTTCTCTCTACAAATACGAACTCAAAGGAACTAACTCTTTTGAGCAAGTAGTAAACTCATCTCGTGAAAACGGAACTACATTCGTTGAGCAAACATTAACAATGACTTTAAAGAAGCAAGATGCTACTACACACAAGTCAGTTAAATTATTAGCTTACGGACGTCCGCATATCGTAGTTCGTAACCGCAACAATCAATTCTTCCTTATGGGTCTTGAACACGGCTCTGAATTGACTACTGCTAACGTGTCAAATGGTACTGCAATGGGTGACCTAAACGGATATACCTTGACTTTCGTTGCTACTGAGACTTTGCTCGCCAATCTTCTTGATTGTACTAACGAAGCAGGTCTTGCAGGTTCAGCAGGAGATGTATTTGGAACGGCTACTATCGTAACTACATAATCGTTTTCTTCATAGCGTGTAAAGAGGGTGGCTTTGGCTGCCCTTTTTGCATTTAAAACAAATTGCTACAATCTTAGTTACTTTATTATGATTGTACTAACAACATCTACATCCGCACAAACCTTCTCTTTTATTCCAAGAGACATACCTACATCAATGGTAATTACGGATGACCAAACGAACACACCTGTAACTGTAGCCATCACATCGCAAACTCAAGGCGGTTATGTGCATACTTTGACTGCCACTTTCGCTTTAGAAGAAGGACATTTCTATGATTTGGTGCTTTACAAAAACACGGACATCGTTTACAAGGATAGAATCTTCTGTACTGACCAAAACATCGTTTCATTCTCCGTAAATAACGGACAATATACATCTAACACTACATCAAATACGTTCATAGTTTATGAGTAATAACGTACACGTCTTAAACCTATCGGCATACACTACTCCCGTCATTCAGGAGAGTAAGCGTGATGCGTGGGTTGACTTTGGAGAAGATAACAACTACTACTCTTTCCTCTTGGATAGATACACGAACTCCACTACCAACAACGCAATCATTAACAACATCTCACGTCTTGTTTATGGGCGTGGATTATCAGCAGTTGATGCTTCTCGCAAGCCTAACGAATATGCTTCTGCAATGGCAATGTTCTCAAAAGATTGCTTACGTAAGATTGCGCTTGACCGCAAAATGCTTGGTCAGTTCGCTATTCAAGTACACTACAACGACAAACACGATAAAATCCTAAAGGCTTACCACATTCCCATAAATCTTTTGCGTGCTGAGAAGTGCAATAAAGACGGAGAAATCGAAGCGTACTACTACTCGGACGATTGGACTGACGTAAAGAAATACGTTCCTAAGAGAATCCCTGCTTACGGATTCTCTAAAGAAAAGATTGAGATACTATTCTCTAAGCCTTATTCCGTAGGTATGAAGTATTACGCTTATCCTGACTATCAAGGCGCAGTTCCATATGCACTTTTGGAGGAGGAAATAGCCGATTACTTAATCAACGAAGTACAAAACGGATTCTCAGGAACTAAAGTAGTTAACTTTAATAACGGAGTGCCTACTGAGGAGCAACAATCTATCATTACAAACAAGGTTTTAGGTAAACTCACAGGTTCTAAAGGTCAGAAAGTAATAGTAGCGTTCAACGACAATATGGATACTAAAACTACGGTTGACGATTTACCTTTAAATGACGCACCTGAACACTACACATATTTAAGTGAGGAGTGTATGCGTAAGATAATGCTTGGACACAACGTTACATCTCCGCTACTTTTCGGGATTGCAGGCGCAAACGGATTCTCGTCAAACGCTGATGAATTGCAAAACTCGTTTATATTATTTAACAATATGGTGATTAAACCGCTTCAGGATGAAATACTTGAAGCCTTAGACACTATATTATCATTTAACGGAATATCACTCAACTTATTCTTTAAGACGCTTAAACCGCTTGAATTTACGGATTTGGAGAACGCTCAAAACCAAGAGCAAGTAGCTGAGGAAACAGGAACTGAACTAAGTAAACACGAACCTCTTGACAAAGAAATAGCTGATGCACTCATTGAGTGCGGAGAGATGCCTGACGAAAAGTGGGTCTTAATTGATGAGTTTGAGGTTGACCTTGACCAAGAAGATGCAATAGACGCAGAAATAGAAATGGCAAGTAAACCTAAGCAATCACTTTTATCTAAAGTTTACAACTTCGTCAGTACAGGAACTGCAAATCCTAAAGCCAAGTCAGAGCAAGACAAAGTTATTGACGGATTCCAATTCATTACTCGCTACGTTTATTCAGGTGAAACTTCTGCTAAATCTCGTGAGTTCTGCAAGAAGATGACTGCTGCAAATAAGGTTTATCGTAAAGAAGACATCGTTAGAATGAGCAATCAACCTGTAAATGCAGGATGGGGTGCTAACGGAGCTGCTACATACGACATTTTTAAATACAAAGGCGGAGGTAACTGCCATCACAAATGGTTGCGTAGAACCTATGTATCATTTGAAGAAGGTATGGGTATTGACCCTACAAATCCAAACGCCAAAACTATCAGCACTAACAAAGCAGAAAAGGCAGGATATCGAGTTAGGAATCCGCAAGAAGTATTTGTAAGACCTGTTGATATGCCACATAACGGCTTTTTACCTACTAACCCAATTTACGGAGATAAATAATGGCAACTGCACTACTCATAACAAGAGACGATTTAGTTCGATTTACTGCGGTAAATGGGAACGTAGATACTGACAAGTTCCTCTCATTTATCAAAATCGCTCAGGACATACACATTCAAAACTACTTAGGCACGAAGTTACTTCAGAAGATACAAGCTGACATCGTAGCAGGTACGCTTTCAGGTAACTACGAAACTTTGGTAGAAACTTACGTTAAGCCGATGTTGATACATTGGGCAATGGTGGAATACTTACCTTTCGCTGCTTACACAATTGCTAACAAAGGTGTATACAAGCATTCGTCTGAGAATAGCGAGAACGTAGAAAAAAACGAAGTAGACTTCTTAATCGAAAAAGAGCGTCAGATTGCTCAACACTATACTGAGAGATTCATTGACTACATCTGCTTTAATAACGACTTATTCCCTGAGTACACTACAAACACTAACGGGGATATGTATCCTGACACGTCAAATAACTATACAGGTTGGTATCTATGAGAACACGAACAAAAGTAGGAACGTATAAACCAAAAGAGGAGAACATTGAGAAACTCCGTGTTTTTCTAACTAAACTAAACAAAAATGGCAAATAGCAACGGATGGGGAGACGGAGCAGCTAACAACTCCATTGGATGGGGTCAAGGCGCAAACAACGCAATAGCGTGGGGAGATTCTCACGCCAAATCTTGGGCAGGTGCTACTGACATTGTAGGTTTAACAACTGACCCTGATGCGCAGGCTTTCATTACTGCTGCTGCTATAACTGACCCTACTCAACAAACTGCGATTGATACGCTTGTTAAAGGTATGAAAGCGGATGGTTTATGGACTAAAATGAAAGCTATTTATCCGTTTGTAGGTGGCACTGCATCAACTCACAAATGGAACTTAAAAGACCCAAGAGATTTAGATGCTGCCTTCAGATTAGTATTCAACGGAGGATGGACACATTCAGCTAATGGTGCTACTCCTAATGGAACGAATGGTTATGCGGATACGAAGTTGAATGATAATATTTTAACACCTAATAGTTCTCATATAAGTTATTATTCAAGAACTAACATACTTTCTTCAACTTATGATATGGGTATTTATAATGGGACTAAAGGGATTTGGTTTGCTTTAAGAAGTAACGCATTAGGTAGTTTATTTTCAGGAGGAATATTTCAAGCAGGCGCAAGTGGTGAAGTATCAGCATCAAATACAAATTCAACAGGTTATTATATTGGCGGAAAAAACGGAAGCACAACAGTTAATTTTTACAAAAATGGAGCATCAGTTGCAAGTGCAGCTAAAGCAGATACAACTGCAACTAATACATCAATTTATTTAGCTGCCTTAAATCAAAACGGAACACCTGCTTTCGGATTCTCAAGTAAACAAATTGCATTTTCTACAATCGGAGACGGCTTAACCGACACTGAAGCAGCTAACCTTTACACCGCAGTTCAAGCATTTCAAACCGCATTAAACCGACAAGTATGATAACCTACAACACAAAAGAAGATATTGACGTAACAACCTTAGTAGGTGTGTTGACGGAAGTACAAAAAGACGAATTAATCGGAGTAGCTTATGCTCCTGATTCGTTTTACAATCCTATTCAAGACCTTAACGACAATTGGATA